TTGACATTAGATGCCATGTACATGGTCTTGCCGGGCTGGTAACGATGGTAAGGACGCGATTGACGTATGGTGATATCACCTGACGTCACTCCGTTTCCAATCGTCATTGTCACTCCACCTAATCCGGGGTTTTGGATAATAGATGCAGCGCCTGATGCATTATTAATATAGTTTTCCCAGCGTAATGGCTGAGTACCATATTCAAAGTCAGCATCGTAAATGTTTTGGGACTGACTTACTTTTTGTTTACCAACTACGTCACGCAATCTTTGAGGAAACGTAAACTGGGCAGAACCATCAATACCCGTCCACGATGTCGTAGGGGTTTGAGTTCCAATGGCTCCAGTTTGATTTGTGCCATAGAAGTAATTAAGAAAGTCCCAAGCCATTTTAGCTTCCGTTAGAAATTAACTTACCAGCAATAATGACTCCGGCGGCAATAGTCGTAGATGTACTTGTAACTAATTGCCATTGCACATCAGTTTTTTCTGCATACAGAAATGGGTCAGAGCTTCTATTTGCCGTATAAATAGAGACAAAAGGTTGTTGTAAAACATTGAGTTTTACACCAGTCACATTGTTAATTGCTTGAACAGAATAAGTAACAATATTAGAAGATGTGTAACTATTGGAAGTATTTACTTCAGCAAAGTCCAAATAAAATGAAAACCCTGCGGGAACTGTATAAACAGTGCTTTGTGTTTTTCCAATTCCTGCATTAATTTGTGAAACAATATTTGAAGATTGCTTTAAAGTAATTGTTCCTACGTTAGTGTTTTGGCCCGTCCCCGGAGAAAGCATGAACATGCTATTAACTCTAAAATAGCTATTAACGGTTGTTACGTTTGACGCACCGTTTAGGAAAATAATCTCAGAAATTGGTTTAAAGTTGGAATCCAAACCATTAATTAATACGCTTGCTAAAGTATCATCTGATGCAGAAGAACTTGTTAATGTAAGCGTTGAAGCTGATGTGATATAAGTATAAACGGTTGCATTTTCCCACACCGGAATCTTTGTATTTCCAACCGCAGACTGATACCCAAACAAACTTAATGTTTGATGTCCGGTAATTTGACCGCGAGAGACTTGCAGATCAAATGGCTCGGTCCGTGCCTGACGGCTAATAGAATTAACCGAATTGTTCGTGTTGACTACGTTTGCCATAATTAATCCCCTTAAGAAAGAGGGGGCAGCCGAGAATCCCCAGCCCTACCCCCGTCAGATTAATTAGTCAAAGTTACCATAGGGGTAAGTTGTGACATTACCAATGTTCAAGTCAGCCTGTGTGTATTTGATCGTGATATTGATCTGACCACTGTTAACAGACGTCAAACTTGCAACAGTCATTCCCAGTGTCACAACAACCTGAGAGAACCAAGTAGGTTGTTGTCCGGGCTGAATGTTCTGCACGTCTTGCAATGTTCCGATAGCATTATCCAACTGAACAACAGAGTTTGCAGTTGCAGTCGCTGTAAATGTTGCAGTTGAACGACCCGCAGCAGAGATCGATGCAATGCTTCCATACACGCCATTACCAGTGGTAATAAATGCGTTTGAAACGTAGGGTTGAATTGCGGTAACGGTATGTGTACCGTCAGATGGCATAGAACCTACATCTACAATCACATCGGTGATGTTTGAGAAGTAAGGAATCAAAAACACTGCGCCACGATAGTTCGTACCTGAAGCATCAGCGGTAGGTGATGAAGCAACAGTAGGTCCATTGGTGCTATATGAACCGCTCTGGGGAGTCCAGATCGTGCCTACGTTGTTAGGAATGTTGTTTGAGCTAACAAAGATTCCAGAACCACCGCCATAGTTGGCTGTGCCAGCAGTTGATACAGAGAAATCTAAGAAAGCATTTTGAACCAGTTGTACTGTTCCAGCATCGCGCTGAGGTCCAAAGCGTTGGTCAGCCGCTAAGATTGGGCCTTCAAATGTACTACGTCCCATGATTATTCCTTATGCAAAAGTACCCACATCAATCGTTGCATCGTGCCGCTGGGGCGGTGGTGTGTGGGTGTTTCCCCAGAATGATTTAGTGTACACCATTTAAACAAAAAGGGGGCCGAAGCCCCCTTCTTTTTGCTTAGTAAGAACCGTATACGCCTAGTGGATCGGAATAGCCAAAGCTATAACGCTCACGAGATTTGTAACGGACATTACCTGTATCGAAGTCACCGTCCATGCTGTTCTGCAAGGGGGTACGAACGAACATCTTCAGACCGTTAGGAACGTCAGTGGTCAAGAACCATGCGTTGGTTGCGGTCAAGAAGTGGTTGATCGTGTAGCCTTCGGGGATTGAACCATTGTTCTCAATGGCGTTGATATCGTTGTTGTTAGTACCAACACGGAGTTTGGTCTCTAACAAACGAGTAGCAACGAATTGCAGAGCAGGAGGAACAACCAATTTACGGGGTTTAGCAGCGATCAGCAAACCACGCTCATCAGTCCATGCAGCGATTTGAATCACAGCATTTTCCAATGCGGTTTCATTCAAGTCAGCAGGGGTTGATGGGGTGTTAGCGTTAGTACCGCCGTTAACCAAGGGGTGTGCAGTGCTAAACAACGATACGCCGTCACCACCAACATAAGCTGATGAGAAGCCGTTGTTCAGAATAGCTGCCGCCTTAACTTGTTTCGTATACGCCATAGCGCGAGCCAGACCTTTGGTATAGCGCGCCGATAGAGAATCATACAAGTTGTCCTCGATAGCCTCTTCTGTCAGCGAGAAACCAAGAGCAATGGTCTCGTGCTGATAGCGAGCAGTCCAAGCTTCCTGCGCGTTGTCATAGGCGATTGCGTTGCCCTCAGCCTTGACAGGTGCAGCAGAGAAACCAGACAGTTTGGTTTCTTCTTCAAACGAACGCTCGGAGGTTTCGATTTCATAAATCTCTTTATGCTCTTCACCATAACGTGCGTACTCTAAGCCGAACAATGCATTCAAGCCCGGAAGAAGTTCTTTTAATAACTGTGCGCGTGAAATTGCCATGTTAGATTACTCCTTAAGCTTTGCCAGTTGCAGAGTAGTAAGCATGCAGACCAAACTGCAACTTGACTAACACTTCTGGATATTGGGTGAACACCAACGTTGCGCCTGATGCAAATGCGGTAACGGGTGCTTGGTTCATGATAATTGAAGTAGAACCTGCGGCAACGGAAGTACCATCGCCAGCGCCAATCACAAATGAACCAGAACCGATGTACTGACCTGCGGAGTTCAACGAACCCACTTCAGTACCTACGGGCAATGCAAAAGGAATACCAGCAGTGGTAGTAATCGTTGCGGTACTGATGGACGAATACGTTGCAGTTCCAAGAGGAACAGCAGTATCACGCACCAAGTCAATAATACGCAAAGGCAAAGTCGTAGTAACGGGGGTTGCATAAGGAGTCAACACGCCGTTAGAAGAATCACCAGTCAATAAGCTACCAGCCAAATCAGTTGCTGAAACGTTCTGTCCAATTAAGGAAGTGTTTGCAGAACCGATGGTTGAACCACCAGTGGCAGTAATCATAGCTGCTTTAAACACGGTATCAGGATCATCAGTCACGATAGCGAAGATGTCACCTGCTGTCGTACTTGCTGGGTAATACTGTGAGAAAGTCAGTTGCTTGGTTACGGGGTTGGTGTATGAACAGCCCAAGAAAATACCAATGGTCTGGTTCAAACCAGTACCAGTGGTAACGCTTGCGCGTTGTACATAACCACGAGTTTGAGTTACAAAGTCGCCGTAATAAATATTAGTAGCGTAGTTGTACTGGATAGGTAGCTTGCGCGTTGATCCAGCAAAAACTTGACCACCAATAAGATTGATCGGCTTTAGCCCGTATGGGGCCGGTACTGAAGGATAAGCAGCCATTTAAATCTCCATTGAATTTGTTAACCTCTTCCAAAGCTAACAGACGTTTTCCCTTCCCTAAAGAGAGGCATACGTGCGTCACTCTGGCGCATTAAACTATTGTTTACAGCCTCTTCGTTTTGGCGAGTCAGGTTTTGATAATAAGCCTGCTGTTGCTCAACCAGTTCCGTAGGAGTCTTGCATAACAATAATCCGCCAATCTCAATGCCGTCTTGATAACGACTATCAGGATCAACTAGCAGTCTAAACTTCGGTTGTTCTTCCAACTTAACGGGCTCCCAACCTTCGCGTAATCTTGCGGAAACGTTTCGGGGGTCTGCGTTGTTAAGCATTGAAACTCTAATCCATCTGTAAGACATCCCAGCTTCTTTATCCGGTTCTGGTAAAAGATCGGGTGGAGTCCACTGCTTGGGGCGCTCCATCGTTACACGGGTTGTCAGTTCTCTAGGTGTTCTGTTGTCAGCCATTTTATGACTCCAATTTAAGGACTTCTTGAGCGTATTGTTCTGGAGTTAATCCTAACTTCTTTGCAATCGCCAGTTGTGTCGTCTTAAGACGAATTTTCTTTGATGCTGTGCTCCGGGTAGCCGGGGCTACAACCGTGCTTAGTTTTGCAGGGCGCGACTCCTTTTCTTCCTCGTCGCTCTCGAATCTTTCTGGAAAGCGCTTCCGCATGGTTTCATCTATACGGCGATAATACTCCGGTGATGAAATAACTACACCTTCTTTTTTAAGTCTTTCATGTAACCCTAGGGCAAGGCTAGTCATTTCGTCATCGTCACCAAACCATTCGTTGTTTTTTTTCCACTCCATTGCAATAGGATCAGGCTGAACTTGTTGCTGCTGAACCCGTGGTTGCGGAATATCATATTCTGGCTCTGGAGGGGCAGGCCGATAGTTTTTTACCTTATCCGCCTTCATAGATGCTTCTGTTAATTGTTGCTGTGCCTCTATCATCCGATCTGTTTCACCGGACTCATATGCTTCTTTATAGTGGCGCTTGGCTTCGCTTAACTCTAAATCAACAGCGCGTTGGATAGATTGAAGTACATCTTTCTCTCGCTCATGCAAACTAGACTTAAGCCTATTGTTCTCTTGCATAATGCGCTGGGCAACAGTAATTGCTTCCTGCTGTTCCCTTAAAGCCTGCTCTTTCTCACGACGTTCATCGTGAGCAAGCTTACGCATCTTGACCAGCTTCTTTCTTACCTTGTCCGAGTAATCTTCTAGCTCGTCCTCGTAGAGTTCTTTCTTTACTTCTTCTGGAAAAGAAACACGCCCACGGTCTTCTTCCGGGGTATCGTCTTCTATTTCCAATAAAAGCTTTTCATCTTCTGCTGAGGTGTCATTTTCCTTTTCATCTGGAAACGTAAAACCCGGTTTGTCCATTTCTGCCATGATGTTTCCCTCTATTTACGTGAGATACCGCGTGGATCTTCTACGGTTCCTTCGACTGAATCGTCGTATATCATGCGAAATTCCCTGCCATGAATGACAAGCCTTGATCCTGCGTGGGGTCGGACTAAAACAAAGTCGCCTTCCTTGCACCAAGGGCCGGATGGGAATTTCTCTTTGTTTGTATAACAGTCTGGTCCCAAAGAAACTACGAACAAAACAGTCGTTAAGATCTCTTCGTTCTTAATAGTCTCTTCAGCTTTAGCCAAACCATTGTCAAACATGTCTTCCATCTCCGGGATCGCACATAAAATGTAATATCCACTTGGTTTTGGAAGTTGTTTTGCCTTTTCTTCTGCCGGAGCACTAGCCGTTTCTACTACTACTGGATTGTTTGGGTTAATCCCAATTAAAATTTCACTCATCTTCTTCGTTCACTCGTTTTTGCAGGTCTAATATGAGCATTCTTGCGGAAAGTAGACCCTTAACCTCGCCGCATGCCTTCTTGTACTCAGGAAAATCCCTGCAATTATCATCTGCAAGGTTCTCTTGAATGCTTTCAATCTGCTTCGTGAGCTCACTTACTAGGTAAGCCAGTGCTTTTTCTATCATTTTTGCCTATCTATCTCATTTTTAGCTGCTGCTTTAGCCGCATCTACAGCCAATTCCATACGTAATTTCTGCTCTTCTGCGGCTGCTGTAGCCATGTTATGGCCCTTTTCAGCTTCAATTTTTGCCATTTCAATCTCTTTTTGAGTGGCTATTTTAAGCTGTTCGTTTTGTATTTCAGCCTGTCTAAATGCTTGTTCTGCCTGCTGTTTTTGCTGAGAAAGCTGCAATTCAGCCTGCTGAATCTGCAATTTCTGCTGTTCCATCTGCACAATCGGGTCTTGTTGCTGCTGTTGAATCTGCGCTTGTTGAGCTTGGTTTTGATTTCCAGCTAGAACTTGCTGGCTTGCTTGAGCAATAAGCTGGGATAACTGCACTTCAACTTGTGGTGGCAAGTGCTCTTCTGGGGGCGGCAACGTAACACCCATTTGTTTCTCAATTTGATTGCGGTATTTAAAGCCTAAATGCTCTGCTAAGTGAGACTGAAGGGCAGCCATAATCTGATTGGCCTGCGGATTTTGCCCAATCATCTGCGTCACCATTGGATCCTGCATAAAAGATTGGTGTGCTGTGATGTGTGCATCCTGATCTTGGAAGATAAACGCTTTTAACGGCTTGCCTTTGAGTACATCCATGTTTTCGGAAACAGGATCTAGCGGTTTTGCGTCGTCGTCCATAGGGACAATCTTTTCTGCATTCCTAATCCCCAATACTTCCAGCATCTGACGATGGAGATAAGGCAAGTCGTAGATTTGTGGGGCAGTCTGGCTTAACTGAATCACCGCCTGATACTGCACAATCTTCTGTGCCATCGTAGAAGCATTGGGATCAGATACTGGAATGACAGTAACTAAATCATAATCAGACTTCTTAGCAGAAGACTTCCCTTCTACAGGCTCATATGTATAAGAGTCAGGTGTGTAATCGCGGATAATATCCCGCAACAATCCAAGTTCTTGCTTAAAGGAATAATGAATACGGGCTTGAACCGCAGTCATAACCTTTAACGTTCTTTCTAAAATTGCCAGCGTAGTTCCTACAGGTGTATTAGCCGACATATCTGCAACTTGAATGTCAGCCGCTCCTGCAAAACTTCTGCCTTCTAAAATAATTTTATCCAACAACATTGCCAGAACCTGACTGGGTTCTTTGTATGGCAACGTCATTAAGTTATCTTTTATCGTACCGCTGGGTACGTCTACATCTCTAAACTCTCCCGGACTGATAGGAGTGTCATCGCCTTTAACTCTTAATCCTCTGGCTTTGAATCCACCCGGCAAATTGGATAAAGTTCCAGCATCCACCAACTGACGGAGGATAGAAGTTCCAGATTTAGCGTATGCCCCAATAAGGTGCAACAGGCCAAAACAATAAAAGCCAAAACCCGGCACATAGCCGTAATGAACAAAGTGCTGACGTTTTGCATGGCGTTTATCCTCTGGTCTCCAGTTACGTCTGATAGACAAACACTTCGCCGATCCTTTCTCTATCGTAACGATATAAGGTAAAGCAATACCTGTAGGCTCTCCCTTCTTATCTGTATGCTCAAAACCTTCTAAATCTAAGTTAACGTTGATCTCTAATATTTGATACCGATCATCCACACTTGCGCGGAATCCCATCTTCTCCGCAATCTTTTTCTCAATCTCATCAAGCTGGTTAGATGGTTCTCCTAAATCAACATCTAAATAAAACCCTGCAACTTGCAGTTTTCTAAGCTCATTTTCCGTTTTACGCATTACATGGGTAACGCGTTCTGCACTATTTAAATCAGAAGCGCCATAAGGAACGACGAGATCTTCTGCTGGTACAAACACAGATGTTTGTCTATCTAAAGACGGGTCGAAGTAAACTTTCTTGAATGCATTTCCTGCAAGACCCAAGCCCCACAACATACGTTCGTGCTCAGGACGAAACTCCTGCATCTTGTCCACGATCTGGTAATTCATATCGTCTTGAACGCGGATAGCAGCTTCTTTCTTCTCTGGGGTTTCTTTACCAATGATCTCTGTCTTAACTGGTCCCGCTGCGGGGAATGTAGACATCATTGTCTCGGCTTGGAACTTTACCAATGCCTCCGATAGCATAGGGTGATATACACCGCAGGCTCCGGGCCAAGGGTCTGTACGTTCTTCAATCTTTAGGCCAAGTAATTGTATACCGTCTACATAGGTCTGCATCCAATCTCGGCGTGAGGCTACGTCGCTCTCATAATCACCAAGAAGGTCGTAGACTAAAGACGTCATTACCTTCTCATCTAATACTTCTGCCAGATTCTCATCAAAGTTATCTGCTTCTTCGTGGCCCATATGGATGACTGTATCGCCCATATGTACAGTGACTTCTTCAGGATCAACAACCTCGAT